ACGTCATCGAGGACGAGCCTGCCCGGCTCGTCCTCGATGACGTGTGCCTGGCGTGCCGCCTGGGCTACCACGTCGAGTGCGAGCTCTTCTGGGAGGCGCTCGCTGCAGGCCGGGAGCACGACGAGGTCTGCTGCTGTGAGGGCGACTTCTCCGTGGAGGACGCCTTTGTTGAGGAGGAGAGGAGGAGGCTCCAAGGGGCGGGGTCCGGCTATGTCCCCGCGCCCGGAAGCTTCCTGGATTCGCCCGCACCGTCCCGGCTCAAGGAGTTCCCGGCCTACTGGGGCACGTTCCTCGGCATGAAGCCCCTCGACGAATATGTCGACGCGCTCTCGGCTGGCCGGAAGATCGCGGCCGAGGTCGCCCCGATCGACCCCGGGAAGGTCTGCGAGTGGGCCTGGCTGGCGCGCGCCGGCGGCGGCGTCGTGCCGATCATCGGCTGCCCCGGACGGCCCATGAGCGACCGGCACCACGGCCCGGACAAGAACACCATGCGCAACGAGGTCGGCACGAACCTCCACCGCATCTGCGACTGGTGCCACAACCAGTGGCACGCCAAGAACGACCCCTTCTACGGGCCGCGCGCGATGAAGCCGCACCCGACCGAGGACAAGGACATCATCGACCCAACCGTGCCGTTCGAGCCGGCGCCTGGACTCCCCTCGCACCCGCACGATCCGCACACCCGGGCCACCGACCAGGAGGTCTACGCCGAAGACGCCGCGCGCCGTGAGGAGGCGCGCCGCCACGGTGCTAACATCTGACTCAGGTAACCATCCCAGAGAGCAGGTGCATAACCATGGCCGGTGACTTCCTCACCCAGCGTGAGCAGGCGGATGTCGAGCGCGACGAGAAGCGCTTCGCGGACAAGATGCCCGGCAGCGACGAGACCAAGAGCACGAACCCGTTCGTGCTCCCGCACGACGAGCCCCGGCTCCGTGAGCGTGCGCTCGAGCTGGCCAACAGCGCCGAGGCTCCCGATGTGGTCGTGAAGCGCGCCGAGGCGTACCTGACATTCCTCAAGGGGCATGCCGAGGTCGCCACGCGCGCCAGCGACGACCCGCTGGACTAGGTCGTCTGGTCGACCAGCCCCCGCCGACCGAGCGCGATCAAGATGCCCTTCACCGCCGTCTCCAGCCCCGGAAGCGTGCTGATATCCCCGGTTATCACCTCGTCGCTGTCGAACAGCGGCACCGAGCCGTCCGTGCCGAGGTGCTTGTGAGCGCCGCTGGCGGCATCCCAGGGGTTCGTCCCGATCCGGTGATGCAGGTCCTTCGGGTCCTGGGACGGCGCCATGGTGTGCAGCCAGGTGACGTAGCTCGGGCTGGGCGGAGCTTCGGCGGTCGTGTCGTTCGCGCCCTTGCGGAACCGCTCGGCCGCCGAGACACGGCCGGGCGCACCGCCGGCGGCCGTGTTCCCGGTGTCGCCAAGTCCGCTGAAATCCGCCATGATCACATGCTAAGGGAGACTCACATGAAAGTGCTCGGCATCGACCCCAGCCTCACCGGAACCGGCCTCGCAGTGCTCAACTCGCGGGGCCGGATCGTCGACCACACCACCATCCTGACCAAGCCGATCCGGGGCACCGACCGGCTCACGGTCATCGAGACCGTGGTGCGGAACTGGCTGCGGCACCTCGAGCCGGGCGACTGCGTGATCATGGAGAGCCCGAGCTACGGCTCGCGCACCGGCAACCAGCACGAGCTCGCCGGACTCTGGTGGATCCTCATGCGCGCGATCGTCGACCGGAAGAACATGCTCGGCGGCCGGCTCACGATCAAGACCGTCGCGCCGCGGGCCCGGGCCAAGTTCATCACCGGCAACGGCAACGCGGACAAGAAGGCCGTCATGGCGGCGGTGCGCGCGCTGTTCCCGCAGACCCAGCAGGGCTGGGACGACAACGCCATCGACGCGCTCGTGATCGCGCTCATGGCCCGCGAGGAGCTCGACGTCGTGAAGGTCTACGCCTGATGGCCAACCAGTACACGAAGCCGGAGTTCAACCTCCGCGACGCGATCCAGGCGATGCAGGACGCGGCCCTGCAGCAGGCCCGGATGCCGAACATCTACGCCTACAAGCCGCACCCGAAGCAGCTCATGTTCCACTCGCTGCCACAGAAGGAGCGCCTGTTCGTGGCCGGCAACCGCTCGGGCAAGACGCTCGGCTCGGTCGCCGAGGGCATCTGGTGGCTGACCAAGACGCACCCGTACCGGAAGACCCCGGAGGGCCAGATCCGCGGTCGCGTAGTCGCGGTCGACTTCCTCAACGGCGTCGACAAGATCATCCTGCCGCTCTACAAGCAGCTCATCCCGCACGAGTACCTCATCGAGGGCAGCTGGAACCGGTCGTACAGCGCCGAGCGGCACACCCTCACGCTCAAGGACGGCTCGTTCGTCGAGTTCATGTCCCAGGACCAGGACCTCGACAAGTTCGCGGGCACCTCCCGGCACTTCGTCCACTTCGACGAGGAGTGCCCGCAGGTGATCTTCGAGGAGTGCAAGATGCGCCTCCTCGACACCAACGGCGAGTTCTGGATCTCGGAGACCCCGGTCGCGGGCATGGAGTGGATCTACGACGACCTCTACGTGCCCTACTTCGAGGCGCTCTCCCGCGGCGAGGAGCCGTCGATCGGCCTGGTCGAGATGGCCACCGGCGAGAACCCCTACCTCGACACCGAGGCGCTCGAGCGGATCTTCGGCAACATGAGCGCCGAGGCGCGCGCGGTGCGCATGAGCGGCCAGTACACGCTCATCTCGGGCTCGCTCTACAAGGAGTTCGGCGAGTTCAGCCACGCCGGCCAGTCCCAGGAGACGTTCCCCTGGGACCCGCTGCGGATGCGGCTCTACCTCACCGGCGACCACGGCATCAACAACCCGACGGCCTGGCTCTGGGTCGCGGCCGACGTCAACGGCGGGCTCACCGTGATCCGCGAGCTCTACGAGACCGGGCTGCCGGTCTCCTCGATCGCGTACCAGATCAAGCAGATCAACGCCGAGCTCGGCGTCGAGCCGTACATGATCACGCTCGATCCGGCGACCGAGCAGCGCACCGGGTTCACCTCGGCCGAGGGCCGACCGATGACGATCGCCGACGAGTACCGTCGGCACGGCATCAACGTGCTCACCAAGGGCATCCCGCGGGACAAGCAGATCGGCATCAACAAGATCCTGCAGTACCTCAAGCAGAACCCGAAGACCGGACGGCCGTTCCTGACCGTGCTGCGCGAGTGCCACAACACCATCCGCGAGATCAAGGGCGCCAAGCAGAACCGCTGGGTGAACAAGAAGATCGCGTCGATGAAGAACGCCCCCGAGGGCCAGCGCGAGAAGGACGACCACACCACCGACGCGCTGCGCTACCTCATGACGTTCATGGACGACCTCACCCCCGAGGACCTGGCCGGGACCTCCCGGCTGCGGACCGAGTACGTGGCCGCCGACCTGCTCGCGGCCCAGCCCACCTGGCGCACGCCCCAGCAGCGCCGCCAGGACTCGGTCGATATGCACGGCTGGCACCGCCCGGGTGCCGCCGCCGATAGTGTGTACGCTGGAATGGAATAGGAGACTCAGATGCCCCGTCGTCGCCCCCGCCGCATGGTCGAGTGGATGCACATCTACCCCCGGAAGTGCGTCATCACCGGCTACCCGAACTCCGAGGCGAACGGCCCGGTGCTCGACACCGGCGTCGACATCGAGGGCTACGGTCGCGTGTTCGTGACCGAGTCCGGCGCCAACCTCGTCGGCAAGCACTTCGGCCTCGTGCCCCAGGCCGAGCTCGACAAGGTGAAGGAAGAGAACGAGCTGCTCCGGGCCGCGGTGGCCCGGGTTCCCGCCATCGTGGAAGGATTCCTCAATGACCTCCGAGACCGCACTGCTGGTTTCGTCCCTGAGCTTCTGGGTGCTGCTGTGCCTGCTGGTGCTGGCGCTGCTGTGGTTCCTGCGGAAGCAGGAGACGGCGGCGAAGGCGGAGCGGACGGCGGAGCGGGAGCTGACCCTGAAGTTCCTGGAGGAGATCGCGACGACGAGGGACCTGCAGCAGCGGTCGCTTGACCAGGTCTTCACGGGGCTCATCACGGGCAACCCGCAGGAGTACGCCGCCATGCGACAGGCGAAACTCCAGGAGGCCGCGCAACTGCAGTGGTTGGCCAGTGTCGAGTACGCTGAGTCTCAGAAGACTCAGGCTGAGGCTGCCGAGGAGGCCGCTCGTTCTGAGGGCGTAGCCATCGCGGAGCAGTACGAAGCGGAGCAGGAGGAGCTCGATGCCATCGCAGGGTCGGTCTATGGCGGAGTTGCTTGACGGCGGCATCAAGCAGGACCAGGAAGAGATCCGCGCCGCCATGCTCACGAGCGTCGGCGCGGATCCTTCTGTGCCGCCACCCACCGGGCAGTCGGTCGCGCCGGTCCCCGAGAGCGACCTGAACTCGGCGCTGCTCACCCCCGAGCAGATCGCCAAGTTCGCCGTGTCGCCGGAGGGGCTCAAGCTCGCCGCGCTCGTCGACGGCTACTTCGAGCAGGCGCTCAGCGCCCGCAAGCCGTACGAGCGGCAGTGGTACACGAACAAGAGCTTCTACGACGGCAAGCAGTACGTCGAGTGGTCGACCCGGGAGGGCAAGCTCACGCCGGCCCCGATCCGCGACCGGAACACCCCGCGCATCGTGATCAACAAGATCCGCCCGATCGTGCGCACCGAGATCTCCAAGCTGATCTCGCAGAAGCCCACGGCCACGGTCATGCCGCAGTCGAACGACGACGAGGACCGGTTTGCCGCGATCGGCGCCGAGCAGGTCTGGCAGAGCCTCTACAACCGGCGCGACTTCGAGCGGGTCATGCGCAACGCGGCATACTGGCTCACGATCACCGGCACCGCGTTCATCAAGACCTACTGGGACGCGAACCAGTACGACGCCGACTCGGACGTCTACGGCGACGTGAAGTGGGCGGCGCTCTCGCCGTTCAACGTGCTCGTGCCGGACCTGCTCGAGCAGGACCTCCAGGAGCAGCCCTGGGTGATGTGCGTCTACTACAAGCCCATCGAGTTCCTGCAGACCATGTTCGGCGACACCCTGCCCAAGGGCGAGCACATCGTCAGCGACTCGGGCTCGCAGCAGTTCATGAGCGCGCAGCTGCTCGGCGTGCCCGGCACCGAGGACTCGAAGGCGCGCAACGCGCTCGTCATCGAGCTCTACGTCAAGCCCGGCTTCTCGACCGCGCTGCCCAAGGGTGGGTTCGTCACGATCGTGAACGGCAAGATCGTGCAGGCCGCGCTCAACGGCATGCCGTACGAGCACGGCCAGTACCCGCTGGCCAAGATCGAGCACATCCCGACCGGCCGGTTCTACGCCGAGAGCACGATCACCGACCTGATCCCGCTGCAGATCGAGTACAACCGCACGCAGAGCCAGATCATCGAGGCGAAGAACAAGACCACGAAGCCGCAGATCGTGTTCGACGAGGGCTCGGTCACGGTGCCGAACATCTCGACCGAGCCCGGCCAGTGGATTCCCGTGCGCCCGAACGCCCAGCGCCCGACGCCGCTGCAGATCCAGGAGCTCCCCTCCTACGTCGTGCAGATGAACGAGCGCATGCAGCTCAACTTCGAGGACATCTCGGGCCAGCACGAGGTCTCCCGCGGCTCGGCCCCTCCCGGTGTGAACGCGGCGACCGCCATCGCGTACCTCCAGGAGCGCGACGACAGCTACATCGCCACCACGGTCGCGTCGCTCGAGACCGCGATCCAGACCACGGCCCGGCAGAGCCTCTCGCTCTGCGCGACGTACTGGGACATCGAGCGCCTGGTCAAGGCCACCGGTGAGGACGGCGCGTTCGAGGCGATCACGCTCAAGGGCAGCGACATCCAGCGCGGCCTCGACCTCCGCATCGAGGCCGGCTCGGCGCTGCCCGAGTCCAAGAGCGCGAAGATCGCGAACGTCACCGACTTCATGAAGATGCAGTTCATCCCGCCCCTCGAGGGCCTCGAGCTGCTCGACATGCCGGTGCTCAAGAAGTTCGTGAACGCGAACAACGTGGACAAGCGCGCGGCGCAGCAGGAGAACATCATGTTCCGCCGGCTGAACCCGCAGCAGCTCCGCGCGAGCCAGGCGTCGTTCCAGGCGCTCAGCGACCAGCTCGCCGGAGCGATGATGGGCCAGGGCATCCCGTCGCCCGACGCGCCGATCCCGGACATGCCGTTCGGTGGCGGCATGGGCGGCGACCCGATGCAGCCGCCGCTGCCCGGCATGGAGCCCCCGGCTCCCGAGGCCGCGCCGCCCGCACCGGAAGAGCAGGCACCGCCGGCCGAGCCCGGCGCCGAGGGCGACCCGGCGGCCGATCCGGCCATGCAGGCCCCGCCGCCCATCCCGCAGCCGATGACCCCGCCGCCGCTGGCGATCCCGATCAACGAGTGGGACGACGACGAGACGCACGTCCTCGAGCACGAGAACCAGCAGAAGAGCCCGTCGTTCCGGCTCTGGCCCGAGCCGAACAAGCAGGAGTTCCAGGCGCACATCGACGCGCACAAGGCCCGCATCATCCAGCGCGCCCAGGGCCTCGTGCCGCCGTCGACCCGCCAGCTGCTCTCGCTCAGCGCGGGCATGGCCATGGCGCAGACCGGGGCCGACCCCCAGGCGGGCCCGGACCCGTCGGCCGGCGTGTCGAACGCGGACTTCGGCGGAGGACAGTGACCCCTGGGGTGTAGAGTGAACGAAAGACTTCACTTACTACACCCCAGGGAGACTCCCTCGAATGTCTAACCCGAATGTCACCAAGACCGCTGCCGACCTGGATCTGAGCGGGATTCCCGGCATCGAGGGCCTCTCGATCCCCGGCGTCAACGCACCCGCGCCGGTCGACAGCGAGGCCGGCTCCGGGGGCGACGCCCCCCAGGACCCTCAGCCCTCGGAGCCGGCCGACTTCTCGGAGTATGCTCGGGAGCCCCAGGGGTCGTCGGCCGACGGGCCCAACGCATCCAGCTCCGATGCGGACGACGACCTCTGGGCCCCGCTGCTCGGCCAGGTGCCCGAGCCGCTGCACCAGGAGATCCGGCCGACGCTCGAGGAGTACAACCGGCAGATCGCGCGCCGCGATGAGCAGCTCGAGCGGATGGCGCCGTTCCAGGAGTGGATCCAGCGCGGGCTGACCCCGCAGGACATCGTCATGGCGCTGCAGACGCAGCAGGAGATCCTGACCAACCCGCGAGCGTACTGGGACCAGCTCGGCTCGCGCTACGGCTGGAACGTCCCCCAGCAGGTGGTCTACGCGCCGCCGCCCGCGCAGCAGCAGGCCCCCCAGGGCGGCGGCGCGT